AGGAATGGCGTAAAGAGCGGCACCTGACACAATCTATCATAAAAGCATTAACCGGGGAAAATAAGGCTAAATTTGATGAGTATATTGAATCCCTTATTAAAAATGCTCAGTCAGGCAACCCTAAAGCTATTGATGCCGTTAATAAATGCCTTGAAGATGAAATTATAAAAATGGAAGTCACCACCCGGCTCGGCAAAACCCTTGCCGATGAAAAATACGAAGAATGAAATATTTACTTTATTTTATTACCGGCCTGCTTTTTTGGGGTATTATAATACATTTTATTATTAAATATTGGTAATGCCGGTAACATTCGATAAAAAATGGTTTAACCCTCTTTATTTTATCCTGAATGAAATAATAAAAATACATACCATAAGAACAGTGCTGGTTTACGGTGGTAAGTCTTCAACAAAAACCGTTTCAATATCCCAGATACTAAGTAAAGAATGTTATGTTAAAGCAGCTAGCTCAATTGCTTTTAGAAAGGAATCAGCTATCATACCAACAACATTAAAAAAATCGTTTAACCTTGCTATTGACTTAATGTACCTGTACCCGGCGTTTGAAAAACAGGACCGCCGGTATTTATGTAAAAACCAGGGGGACAGTGTGAGTGAAATTGTAATGCGTGGGTTGGATGATCCTGAAAAAGCAAAAGGTATTGAAAGTTATAAATACGTTTACCTGGATGAGCTTAATCATTTTGATCAAACAGAATTTGAGCAATTTAATCTTTCGTTGCGTGGGATTGAGGGCCAAAAGATATTCGCATCATGGAACCCTGTAGATGAAAATAGCTGGGTAAAAACAAACCTTGTTGATAATTATGAATGGCTGCCAACGGAATGGAAGTTACCATGCGAAAATTCTTTTGTAAAAATTTCATCCTGTGGTAAAGTTGTACTGATAAAAACAACCTATGAAGATAATTACTGGATAGTAGGCAGCCCGTGTGGTACATATGGGTACAGGGATGAAAATTTAATATCCGAATACGAATCCCTGCGTACAAAGAATTTTAACAGTTACCGTGTCAATGTGCTCGGTGAGTGGGGTAAAGTTGTTTTTGGTGGTGAGTTTTTAAAATGTTGGCGAAGTGAAAATCATGTAGGTGTTTATAAATACGATCCTGATCAGGCCATTTACCTTTATTTTGATGAAAATGTAAACCCATATTTCCCCTGTGGGATATTCCAGGTAGGCACGGATTTAAAGTCACCCCGGATGATACACTGTATCGCAGCAAAGAATCCAAATAATAAAATTAGCTGGATGTGTGCAGAGATACGCCGAAAATTAATAGAGTGGGGTCACAAAGGCAGGGTATTTATCGGCGGTGACGCTACCAGTCAGAAAGAAGATGTAAAATTGGAAGAGGGCCATGATATGTTTAGACTTATTATGGCCGGGCTACAGGAATTTAAACCACAGCGTCATACACCAAGATCGAACCCGTCTGTAACGATGTCTGCAGATTTCTTTAACTCAATACTCGACGGGCAGGTACCTAAAATGTCATTCGGCGTTGATAAAGAATGCAGGGTTGCAATAACTGATTACGAAAACACTAAAGAAGATAAGAACGGGAAGATTGATAAAAAGCCGGTTACTGATTCAGTTACCGGGGTATCTTACCAGCCATTTGGACACTTTGTTGATCTTACCAGGTACTTTCTTTGCCATACTTTTGCTGAAGAATATGACCTGTATCAGCGTGGTAATTTGTTTATTCCGATTAAGGTTGGTAAATCAGTTACAAAGCATGCGTATTAAATTAATTGTTTTTTTGTAAAATATAATTACCTTTAACCGTAATATGGCATACTTAATATTGTCAGATTTTAAAAAACTTATCCAAACGGATAATTTAGCAGCTATCATAGGCAGCGATTATACTATTCTCGATCAGGTAAAAATTGCCGCTGTTGTCGAACTAACATCTTACCTTATCCAAAAATACGATTGCTCAAAAGAATTTACAGATACTGTTCCCTGGACCCGTGCAACAGCGTACAAAGCTAATAACCGGGTTTACCTGGATGCAACCGCTTATAGCGCATCAGCAGTGTATGTAACAAATGATTTATGCCTACAGGCAGGTAATGTTTATATTTCAATAGCCGGCAATGTCGCACATGCTTTTAATGCAGGTGAATGGACGTTAATAGGCCCGCAATATTCCATGTTTTACGTTACGTTACCGGAACCTGAATTTAATAGTGCCGCTATTTATGCCGCCGGCGATGAGGTATTTTGGAAGGATAAAGTTTACACCTGTGTATTACCAACGGTTGTTCCTACCCATGCCGGGCAATTACAGGCTGGTAGTTATCAAAACTTACCGCCGTTAAATGTTTTCCCTGATGACACGTTATCAGGTTTGCAGTATTGGGGCACCGGTGTTGCTTATAGCGTTGCTGCCGGCACGTTACCAACAGATACAGCAAAATGGACAGCGGGAGATAACCGTAATCAGCAATTAGTTAACTATTGTATAGATGTGGCACTATACACGGTACATAGCCGCATTGCCCCCCGTAATATTCCTGAGTTAAGGGTAAAGCGTTATGATGACGTGATAAAATGGCTTACCAATGTAGCACAAGGTAAAACAGTTACAGCGGCATTACCATTGATACAGCCTATGCAGGGGCGCCGTATAAGGTGGGGCGGTGAAATAAAAAGACAAAATAATTACTGATGCCAAACCAACTACAAATAATCGCATCTAAAATGCTTACCAGGGTGGCAGCAGCTATATTACCCGCTAAAGTTAAAAAGGCTGCAACTATAGGCATTGTCCCTATTCAGATTTCCAGGATATACCAGGATGCGCAAAGCCGCCGGGACGCTATTGCTGAAGCTGAAAGGGCATATTTCCCGTTCCGGTATAAAATGCAGCAGCTGTTTTTAAACACCACCGATAACCTGCATATTAAGGCATGTATGGAAAGACGGAAAGACTTAACGCTTTTGCGTGACTGGTATTTTGGAGAAAATGAAACACCAAACGAAAAGATTACTGAGCAGTTTAACTGCAAATGGTTTTCTCATTTTCTTAACTACTCTTTAGATGCTTTGTTTTATGGTTACTCACTTATACAGTTAAACGATATTGTTAACGGCGAATTCCCAAAACTGAAAATAGTAAAGCGCTGGAATGTTTCGCCTGATCGCTATGAGTTAGGAACTTTCCCGTATATGCCACACGGGGTAAACTTTATTGAAGATGACCTGTACAAGGACTGGTATGTTTATATCGAAACACCAAATGAGATCGGTACCTCACCATGTGGTTACGGTATTTTATATGATGTGAGTGTTGCTGAAATATTTCTACGTAATTTATTAGGTTTTAACGGATCGTTTGTTGAACTGTTTGCACAGCCATTCAGGCACGGGAAAACAACAAAAACAAACGAAGATGAGAGAGCGCAATTTGAACAGTCAATAATCAATATGGGGTCCAGTGGTTACGCCATTACTGATCCACAGGATGAGATTGAATTTATTGAAACCGCATTAGGCGGCACTGGTTATAAAAGTTACGATAATCTGGAAGCAAGGTTGCAGAAACTTATAAGTAAAATGATACTTGGCCATGCTGATGCAATGGATAGTGTGCCTGGAAAACTTGGCGCCGGCACAGGTATTGATAACCCGGTGTTTCAGGCTATGCAGGATAAGCAGACCAAAGACGGCGAGTTTGTTGAAAACGTTGTGAATAATATTTTGCTGCCTAAATTACGAGTGCTTGGTTTTGTGATACCTGATAACTGTAAATTTTGTTTTAAAAACGATGCAGAGGTTATGGAAATGTCAAATACTGTGAGTGACCTGGCTATTAAAATAAAACAAGCGGGGCTGCAGATGGACGCAGGGTATTTCACAGAACAGACAGGTATTAAATTATCTGCCCCGGCTGTGCCGCCGACACCACCAACATTTAAGCCGTCTATAAAAAATAAACTAAATGAAATATACCGATAAGCAGATAGAAAAACTATTGGACGGTATTTTCAACGGTTCAATAACAGAGTTTGATCTGCCTTTGGATTATTACACAACGGTTACTGATTACCTGAAAAAAGGGCTATACAAAGGCTTTGGGATGGATCTGGCGGAGGCGATAAATGTAGGCGGTAAAGATTTGGAATTATTGACTGAGTTACGGGAAAATATTTATATGTTTTCAGCCGGCAAAACCTATCACTTTGTTGAAGATGTAAGTAAGTTACTGGTTGATGAAAACGGAGGTGTAAGAACACAAAGGGAGTTTAATAAGCTGGGCCGTGAAACATACGACACATGGAATAATGATTGGGGAAAAACGGAATACAATACAGCAGTAGGGCAGGGAACTATGGCTGCTAAGTGGAACGATATTGAAAAGAACAGGTCTATATTGCCGTTGTTACGATATTCTGCTGTTGGCGATGCTTGTGATATTTGTGGGCCGCTGGATGGCATGACCGCAAAAATAGATGACCCGGTATGGGATACAGTAATGCCGCTTAATCATTTCAACTGCCTGTGTACTGTTTTGCAGTTAGATGATCTGGATAATGAGCCAACGGAAGGTAATGCAGAATTGGTCGCCGGGGTTGAAGATAAGATGCAGGATGTGTTTAAAAATAATGTTGGTAAAACAGGTGAGATATTTCCGAAGGACCACCCGTATTTTACCGGCCCTGGAAAAGATAATTTTGGATTACCAATACCTGATAAAGATGAATAAAGAAACATCAGTAAGTGCAATGGAAAGAATGTTAGATGCTGCACCTAAAAATACAGGTTATTTAACTTTTGTTTTATCAAAAGATATGTACACAAATCTTTGTAAAGAATTAAACAGAAATGTAAAAAGTTATAAAAAGCATAAAGTTATCGTAGATATTTTCATGAAAAACAGGAACGCAACATTATCAAATGTATAAAAGATGAATAAAACAACCGGAAATATTTGTATTGATATGATCGCAGCCGCCTTAGCCCACTGGAAAGCTAAAGGCAAAAAAGTTACTGTTGTGAACCTGGATAAAATGTACTGGAATTTATTCAGGGTTTACATGCGTAAACAAAAACCTGATCTGTGGTTTGATGATGATGGACTGCAGTTCAATAACGTGCTTATCCGAAAAGGGCACAGGTTTATGAACGAAAGATTGGAATGCGAATTTGAAAAGAAAAAAATATTGACTGATGCCTGATAATAAATTTCATTTTAACCGGTTACGTACAAACCTGTTAAGGATGAAATCTGAATTACCGGTGATATTGGCAAACCATGCACAGAATTATTTTGTAAGTTCTTTTACTAAGCAGGGATGGGACGGGCAACAATGGAAAGAAGTAAACAGGCGGACACCAGGTACTGATGAATACAAGTACCCGAAACTAAAAGGGCTTTCCCGCCGCACTTCGCCAATACTGGTAAGAACAGGAAGGTTGCGCCGGGCAGTATCTAACAGTATCAGGTCGGCAACGTTTCAGAGTGTGAGGCTGGTTGTTGATCTGCCACAGGCCAATGCAATAAATGAAGGGGATAGTAAAATAAACATGCCACGCCGCCGGTTTATGGGGAACAGTCCTAAACTGGTTGAAGAACAGAAACAGAAAATTAAAAAATATATAAATAAGTCATGGCAGACGTAAAACAACAAATGGTACATAATGGTTATACCATAACGAACAATGGCAGGTCGTTTACTATTAAGGGCATTGCTATAACATTCTTTTCTTTTAATGAAGCTAAAAATTATATTGATAAAATACTATGCCAGGCATAAAACAACCATTACAGGATATGTTGACCAGATTAACCACTTTACAGGTAGTTAACGGGGACGGTAATACCGTTGATCTTTATTCCCGTGTTTGGAATAACCAAATACGTTATGAAGAAGACGGCAAACTGTACAACTTTCCTAAGCCGGCTGCATTTGTCGAGATAGTTAGCCCTGCAACATTCGAAACTTTGGGGCAGGGTTACCAGAGTTGTGACATTGGGTTCAAAATTCATTTATCGCACGAAAATTATAATAATGAGGGAACATTTGAACAGGATTTATTGATATTTGATTTAAGGGACCATGTAAGGGCGTTGCTAACAGCATACCGGCCAACAAATTGCGGGCCGTTGAATTGTATATCAGAACAACAGGATTATGAGCACTCAAATGTATATCATTATATTATTGATTTCGTTTGTAACTTCACGGACACAACAGGCAGCAAACTGGATAGTGAGCACCCGGATAAGTACATTGACAGTGTGCCGCCAACAGATTTAGTATTAAACGTAACAAAGAATCCTAATTATTTAATACCGCAATAAGATGATAAAAGAACAAGAAGATACTTTAGAACAACTAAGGTTTAATGATGCAAAGGAAAGGATAAAAAGGGCACATGATGATGTACCTTCCAGTATAGGTAATGTTACGTGGTGTGGAATTGATATTTCACAATTTAATAAAGAAGAGTTGGTAATGCTTGTTAAGATATTAAAATACAGCCCCCAAATAAAATAACAATAAAATGGCACGCTCCGTCGATGAAATAAACAGCTATATAAAAGCACAGTTAGTAACCAACTTTGCAGCTATAGGTATTACTATTGATCCGACAACATGGAGTAAGCGAAATATGTTACGGGCAATATGCTTTACTGTTGCAACCTGCCAGGCAGTTATAGAACAGTTACAGGATCTATTTCAACAAACCATTGAAGATGTTGCTGCTAAAGCACCGGCTGCATCTGCTCCGTGGGTGCAGGATAAGATGTTTAAGTTTCAATATTCGGCAACAGACCCGCAAATAATTGCACTTATTAATACCATTCCTGAATACCCTGTTGTTGACCCGTTACTGAGAATAATAACAGCATGCAGCGTTACCAGTAGCGTATCGAATGAAACGCAGGTTAAGGTTGCAAAGGAAAATCCGTTTGTTGCATTATCAGCCCCGGAATTATCAGCAGCACAGGGGTATATTAATATTATTGGCGTGGCCGGTATAAATTATGTTGTGGTAAGTTTGGAAAGCGATAAGATGTTTATAGAGGCTGATATTTATTACCAGGGGCAATACGCTGCTGTTATCCAGGCTAATGTTATTGCAGCTATTGAGGCATGGTTTGTTGACCGGGCAACCAATAACTTTAACGGTACTGTTGAAATGGCTGATCTGGAGGGAATAATAAACGGCGTTACCGGCGTAAACGATGTTGTTTTAAATAATGTACGGGGGAGGGCTGATGCCGATGCTTTTGCATCCGGGATTGATTTAATATTAGGTACACAGGTATTGCAGAGAAAGTGGCAGACCATAGCTGGTTACATCGGGCAGGAGGACACTGTTGGATATACGTTTGCAGATTCATTAACATTTATAGCTGAATAATGAAAGAGTTCTTAAAAATATATTTTCAGGTATGTTTACTTTTTATTGCAATACCACTTTATTTACCGTTTCAGTTTTTTGGAATAGATATTATAACGCCAATACTTAAAGATTAATGCCAGAAATCTACGATATTTATTTCAACCAACAAGCGATAGACCAGTTTCCGCCTGATAAACGGGATCCGCAACCGCTGGCATTAATGCAATCTTTATTAACGGCGGCTCAGTGGTGCCGTGATTTAGTTTTAGGTAGCTTCAAAACAGGATCAACAGCCCCCGTTTATTCAGCCGGGGCTTACAACATTTATGACCAGGTTAAGTATGGTAAAAGTATTTATGAGTGTATTACAGACGGCACAACCAATGATCCTACAAATACAACCGACTGGCGGCTGATACAGGAAAATTTCATCGGGGTTGATGAACGGATAAAATACAACGGGCAAAAAATTGTTTTAGAGTGGGCATTGAACACTCAGTTTGATGGTGTATTCCGGCAACCGGCAACCGGGCTGGATAGTGATATTTACATTACCAATATTGCGGCGGTATTGGCAGGTTTCAGAATCGGGGAGGATGAATCAGGTACAGATGTTAGCAGTATTGGTGAAGATACGAGCAGTGATAGCATTGGCGGTGCTTACCCGTTTGTGCAGTTAAATAATTTTCAGATAAACTTCCTTGCATCATTATTCGCATTAACAAATGAGGAAGCTGTAAGAAATTTTGTTGATAAATATATTCCAATAGGTTTAAATTACACAATCGTAACATACTAAAATGAAAAAATTAGAAGTAACACCGATAACCAATAGTGCACAGTTTTTCCCGAAAAAGGGAACGCTGGAATTTCTGCAGCTATGCTTCAGAGAAGGGTTTACAGAATTAATAAAATCGCTCATCGGGCCAACATACAGTGCGAGTACGATGTACATACTACGTGGTGTAGTTAATTCAGGTACATATCCAACATATACAACTACTGAGGGTGTTGTTTTTTGGGCAGGTGAATTTTATTTAATTGATGCCGCCAGTTTCACAGCGAGTGGATCAGATGTTGCGGTATTTAGTATAATTACAACCCAGTATACAACCGATGCTGACCCATGCACTTTTAGTGATGCGACAACTCATAATATACATGATATTCATAAGATGCAACTAACAGCAGCAGCGTCCGGTAGCGGGCTTGCTAATTACGCTGCAGCAGTATTTTTAAATTTTACTATACCGGCGCAGCTTAATTTAACAGGCAGTGGGCAGGCAGTTATAAGTGGAGCTTACCCAACGCTAAACGTTGATGTACCAGCAGCATCAAATTTAAACCCGGTATTAACAGCTGGAACGCACACAATAGGAGATATCACTCCAACAGTTTACCAGGAGTTTACAGTAACCCTGCCTATAACTTTGTCAAGCGCAAACTACTATGTTATGGGATGTATGGTCAGCACAGGCACACCGGTAAATGATTGTGTAGCCACCTGGACAATAAGATTAAGAACCACTACAAATTTTGTTTTATGTGTAAGGGAGCTTGTTAGCCCTACCGTTGTGCAGGCATTGGTATTTGAGTATATTGTATTTGAAAAATAATATTATGGCTAAAGAATCAATGAAAGACAGAACAGTTACAGGGTATCTAAAGCCATGCAATAATACTTTTATTAAAGGATATGCAAAGATTAATAATATCAGCGAAAGCAAGGCTGTTAATGAAGCGGCCCAGGCGCTTAAAGCATGTCAGCCGCCAGAAATATTACAAAGGATTTTACAAAATAAGTAAGGCATCTTGATTTTTGCGCTCCCCCCGGCTATTGGTTGCCGGGGTTTTTTATTTCGGAATAAAGAGTTATCTTAGCTAAGGTAAATAACGATTTTTCATGTGGCAATTTAATGAAAAATCGTATCATGGCAACATAAAAACTATATAAAATGAAAAAGACTATAATGAAAATGCGTTATGTTAAAGCAGGTTTGCTGCGTAGCGTTGGTTTTGTGAATGTATTTAAGAAAAAAAACTGCGGAGCATCGCCCCACAAGGGCGAAATAATTAAAATACTTGAAAACGCTGTTAAGGATTTAGAGATAGTTCATTCAATATAGTGTCTATACTATCTAACTCATTTTGTATAGACAGTTTTCTTTTTTCAAACTCTTTTAAATAATCAGAGTATAATTCTGAATTATTTTTTTGCATAGCAATTTCTAAAGATGCAAATTTACAGCCTTCTAATCTAAGAGCTTTTGCTATTAATAAAAGTTCATTTTCCTCCATAATCTCCGATTTTATCTTCGCCAGTGGCAAAGGTTTTTCTTAAATACATTATGTTGGCCTGTGTGCCTGTTTAGCATAAGGACTAATTATAGGCTTTTTTCATTGCCTTGTTGCCATGATACGGTTAATGAGAATGAGGTGTATTTTATAGTCCGGTCCTAAAAAGGTACGGTACTTTTCAACCTTAGTAATACAACGTAACTAAGTTTACGGTATGTATTGCATTAATCCCAACATAGATGAACCGATAATGATGCTGGATAAGCACATCGGGTTCGATCCTGAAGACGGTGCGGGTATTGATGGCAGCGCTTTTGCTGCTGAATTATTAGCCCTGGATAACATGGGTAAAAAAACAATCCATGTCTATATTAACTGCCCCGGCGGGAATGTGATTGAGGGAATGTCAATCTACAATGCCATATTAAAATCAAAAACCCCTGTTGATACGCATAATGTTGGAATAGCAGCCTCAATGGGTGGAGTTTGTTTTATGGCCGGGCGTAAAAGGTACATGGCCGATTATGCAAAACTTATGTTACATAACCCTGCAGGTAGCGATGACAAAAAAGCACTTGAATCTTTAAGGGATTCTATTGCAACAATGCTTTCAGCAAAGAGTTCTTTAACTGCTGATGCCGTTGGCTACCTTATGGAAAAAACATCATGGATAAAATCATCTGAATGTTTTGAGAAAGGGTTTTGTACGGAGGTTGTTGCATCGAATGAGCTTAACCGTAAAAGGATGGCAGCCGTTAATGATGCCCGGATAATGTGGGGTGTCGCCACTGATATTGTAAACAATGTTTTCAAAAATACAAACGATATGAAAAAAATTACCGCAAAACTTAATCTTAATGCAGAAGCCAGCGAAGATGCAATCATCTCAGCTATTGATGCCATTGAAAATAAGTTAACAGAGGTTACCAATACCGCCGCTTCTGAAAAAACGAAGCTTGAAGGCGAATTAAAAACCGCCAAAGACGCTCTGGAAGAAAGCGCAAAAAAGGTTACTGAAGTTGAAGCTAAGTTGAAAGATATAACAGATAAAGCTGAAGAAGATGCAACCGTTGCCGCTGAAGAAAAAGCAGTAACAATGGTTACAGCCTTCGCAAAAGTTGGCCGTATTAAAAATGATGCCGAAACAATATCTAAATGGAAAGCACTGGCAGTAACTGATTTTGATGGTACAAAGAAACTTATTGAAGACCTGCCATTGAGTAAGGTGTCCAATAAGATCGAGGATGTGTCAATCAGCCAGGATGCAGTAAAAGCAGCAGGAACCGCACAGGGTATAATGTTTGCCATTGAAAACAAATTAAAAAACAAAACAGCATAAGATGAAACAGAAAATTTTTAACTCACTATTTTTAATTGCCCTGGTATCTACCCTGCTTTCATTTGCAGGTATTCCGGCAATTTTAACAGCCAGTTTATTGCTTATTGCTGGTTTTGTAAAGGGATTTATTAAAGTGCCTATTACAGGCGGTTTAATTTACGACGGCTTTGTAATCAGCGACACAACCTATGCCGGTGAGGCGGCCAGTACATTTATTGTTAAGGCGATAACTGGCAACGAAACCGTACAGGGTGGCCATGTGTATGTAAAAGACGGAATTAAAAAGAAATTTACCATACCACGCTGGGATGCGGATTATGAAGATTTTGTACAGGATCGTGCAGCCACCCCTGTTAGCAAGGGCACTATGACCGTTGATGGCCATGTATTGACCCCTGCAGATTACATGATTTACACAGAATTCAACCCCCGTGATTATGAAGCTCACTGGTTTGCAACTCAGTTAAACCCTACAATCATTGACCGCACATTACCGGCAACTGTTGAAAGCGTTGTTATCCAGGAGGTATTGAAGCGCCATGACAGGTATCTAAACAAAGCGCTGTGGAATAGTTCTACTGCTTTAACTACCATTTATAAATACTGGAATGGGTTTATTAAAAATGCACAAAATGCAAACAGTGGCTCTGACCAAACAGCCGTTGTTAGTTCACCAATTGCATTAACCGCTGTAAATATTGCCGGGGAGTTGCTTCGTGGTTGGACTTTGATACCAAACGCATTGAAGTATGATAAGAATATGAAAATATTTATGTCATACGCAACCTATGATCTGTACATGCAGTATCAAATTGCACAAACTTACAAGGGTCGGGATATTACAATGGACGGCGTGTCAATGTTTAAGGGTCGTGAGATTGTAAAGATCAATGATTTGCCTGATAACTTTTATTTCATCGCAAAGGGTATGCCTACACCTGAATCAAATCTTTGGGTTGGTATGAACAGTACCGATGACGCTAAACTGGAATTACAGCGTGTACAAAATAACAGTGAGCTGTGGTTCATCAAAATGCTTATGAAGGTTGACGTTCAAATCGGATGGAACTCTGAAACAGTTCTTTACTTAGCTTAAAACTTTTAACAATGAATATTACATCGGAATTAAAAGCTCATTTTGAATCACAGCCAAATCTGCAGCAGGTATGGCTAAACGATGCGGGGGAGTGGTGTCACTTTGGGCACCCTGCTTATCCTGAATGCGTTACACGTAATGAGGTTTTAGGTGCAAAGGTTAAAGAAACAAAACCGGCAAAGGAAAAACCGGCAAAGGAAACCGAATAATTAAAATTTTAAATTAAAAATAATGTCAACTACAGCAAGATTTACAGGGTCAGCCGGTACTGATAACACAGACCGCCGGGCATACAATGATTACCAGGCCCCTGCTTATGCGGCCTCTATTGCCATTGCGACAAAGGATTATGCCTCCAATACCCTGGTTAAAATAACCTTAACAGGTGCTTTAACCCTGACTATTGGCGTTGGTACTTCAACAACGGCCCCGTTTGTCGGCGATACAGTAAGGTTTCTGATCAAATCAGATGCCTCGATCCGTATTGTAACATTTTCAACAGGGTTTCAGCCTTCAGGAACATTAACCACTGTAGCATCTAAAACGGTGTCTGCTGAATTCATGTTTGATGGCACCGGATGGCAGGAAATGAGCCGGGCAATTCAGGCTTAATTAACAGCTTTCGGGCTATAATAAATTAATTCAATGGCAACTTTACCATCAATAGTTTTCCAAAAAGGGCAGGGCGGGTTAGGCCGGGCACTACCGGGGCAGGATTATATCAGCGGTATGTTGATATACACAGCTAACGGTAATCTACCATCCGGTTTTTCAACATCTGACAGGGTTAAGGCGTTTTATGCTTTAACCGATGCAGAAACGGCTGGTGTAACAGATGACTATTCAGATGCAACCGCTGCTGCAGGAACTTATTTAGTCACAGCTATTGGTGTTAATGCAGACACCTTGCAAATAAGTGTTACCGATATTGATACATTGGGCGTTGCTCAGACTATTGATCTTGGCACTTATACAAAAGTTGCGGGCGACACAACGGTTGCCCTGGTTGCAACTGCTATAGCTGCTGTAATAAACGCCGGCACAATAACACACGGTTATTCTGCAACAGTTAACACAGCGACGGTTACTATAACAGCTCCAAAAAGGTTAGGTATATATTTAAACACAGGCACGCCGATGGCGGTCACTATTGTTGGTACTATTGCCGGTACGTTAACACAGCCTGCAGCCGCTACAGTTGGCGTTGCTTCCAGGTTGGCTGTTTGGCATTACCATATCAGCGAATTTTTCAGGCTACAGCCACAGGGCGTTTTGTACGTAGGTTTTTATGCAGTGCCTTCGCCTTATGTGTTTACTGAAATTTCTTACATGCAAACCTTTGCAGGTGGCACTATAAGGCAGATCGGGGTATTTAAAGACCCTGCTGCTGCATATGCAACCGCTGATTTAACGGCCATAAATACCGTTTGCGTTACGAATGATACCGCTCATAAACCATTATCGGCAATATACGGCGCTGATCTTAGCGGCACCGCTGATATTTCAGCCTTAACCGACCTTTCTTTACTTACGGCAAATAAAGTAAGTGATTGTATTGCACAGGATGGAGCCGCACAGGGTAATTACCTGTTTTTAACAACCGGTAAAAGTTCTACATGTTTGGGTGCTATGCTGGGAACAGTTGCAAAATCAAAGGTAAGTGAGGATATTGGCTGGGTTGGTAATTTCAATATCAGTAACGGTACTGAGTGTGAAGTTTTAGGCTTTGCCAACGGTCAAAAGTTTACAGATATAGCGATCACGGATAACCTGCTGGAAGCATTAAACGCAAAGCGCCATGTTTTCCTTAAAAAATTTATTGGACTTTCCGGTTCATTCTGGAATGACAGCCATACCGCTATTGCCGTAACAAGTGATTACGCTTACATCGAAAACAACAGGACAATAGATAAGGCTACCAGGGTACTTTATGCAGCCTTATTGCCATCGCTTAACAGTCCGTTACAGCTAAATGCAGACGGTACTTTGAGCGAAACAACGGTAGCATACCTGGAAAGTCAGGGAGATGTTGCTCTTGATGCTATGGTTAGGGATGGCGAATTAAGCGCAAAGTCTGTGGTTATTAACCCAGCTCAAAATGTTTTAAGTACATCGCAAATAATTATTGCAGTAACATTGGTAATAAACGGGGTGGCACGATATATCGTTGTGCCTATCGGTTTTAAGCCATCAATTTCATAAAATATGCCAACTCCATTAATTAACGGTACAAATTATTCCTGGTCTAACATAAGCGTTAACCCGTTTGGTACGCCGTTAACTGGTATTGTTTCGATTAACTACAAAAGAAAACAGACAAAGACCAATAATTACGGGGCGGGGGTTGAACCTGTTAGCAGGGGGTATGGTCAGCGTGAATACGAGGGCGATATCGAAGTTTACCTGGATGAATGGAAGGCATTTATCGCAGCTTCACCAAACAGAGATCCATTACAAATACCACCGTTTGATATCCCGGTTACATTCAACGGCACAGGAGTGCTTGCAACAAAGGATGTTTTAAGGGCCTGTGAGTTTATGGAAGACCCATTGGAGAGCAAATCAGGTGACACAAAATTAACAGTAAAAATTCCTTTAATAATAGGAGGTATTGACCGATGAGTGAATTAACAGCAGAATTAACAGAGCAGGAAATTCAGGAATACCAGGAAAAAGCAGACGCTTTGGCCCGTGAAAAGAACGTATCAAAGGTTCATCCTATTGTACAGATTGACCCTGATACATTGGAACGCAAAGTTTGTTACTTAAGTGAGCCTAACTATGTAACAAAGCTTACTGTAATGGATAAGGCGCTCACTGTTGGCCCGTACATAGCCGGGGAGGAATTAAGGCAGGCATGTATAATTAAAGAGGCATCAGATGCAATAACATACGGGGACAGCCCGGAGTGCGATAGGTACAAATTAGGTGTTGTTGATTATGCCATTCTTATGGTGCGTAGATTACAAAATCAGTTTAAAAAAAAATAGTAGAATACGAAATTTCGAATAGCACCGAGATGAGAGGCAGGATGTCCGCTTTCATCCGGTGCGTTTTGCATTTAGACCCTGATACCATGAACGAGGATGAATGGCATAAAGCCTGGGGGCAGGTTAAATATTATTTAGAAGTTGTACACCAAGTAAAATTTGAATGACAGAACAAGTAATATACGAATTAGGGTTACGGGATAAACTCTCCGCCGGTATTGACGGGGCAACGGGCCGTGTAAATGCACTGGAAAGGTCGCTGGGTTCCGTAAAAGGGCTTATTGGTGGTATTGGTATCGGATTAGCTGCTTTCAAACTTGCCGACTTTGCACATGATGCAAATCGGGAATGGGATAAAATGGAGTTTTCAATGAGCCAGGTTGAGGCGGCTGTAAAGAGTACAGGCGGGGCAGCGGGTTTAACTTTTGATGAACTAAAAAAAGGGGCTGAAGAAACCGCACATAATTTAAAATTCACGCAGTCTGAAATATTGGGGATGCAGTCTGTATTACTTACATTCCCATCCGTTACAAAACAAACATTCGGGGAGGCTTCGGCTATTATTCAGGATATGTCAACCCGTTTAGGAACTGATTTAAAGTCATCAGCTATTCAGGTAGGCAAGGCACTGCAAGACCCGGAACGAGGTATAACAGCATTGCGCCGGGCCGGTGTAAATTTCAGCAAAGACCAGCAGGCATTAATAAAAACATTGGTAAATACAAACCGTGCTGCAGAGGCACAGGCGTTGATATTAAAGGAGCTACAGGTAGAATTCGGCGGTTCTGCATTGGCCGCTGCTGAAGCTGATAAGTCATTCAGGCTGGATAAGACAATGGAAGAAAACAAGGTTATGCTGGGTGAAATGCTGGATCAGTTAAAAGAAGAATTGATGCCTGTGCTTATCGCTGTAGCAAATGGTTTTAAGAATACACTTCATTGGATCAAAGAAAATGCAACTGGTTTAAAAAACCTTGCTATTGCATTAGGCACGGCATGGGTGGCCTTTAAAGTACTTAGCGGAGCCAGTGCTATAATGGCCGCTATAGGTGCATCAAGCGCCGTTGCTGTTACCGGGATTGAGGCTGTTGGCGTGGCATCAACAGTCGCTTTAGGTCCTATTGGTTTGCTTGCTGCTGCTATCGGTGGTGTTGTATTCGCATACAACCAAATGGTTGACATGAATACCAGGCAAATGGATAAAGCTGTCAACGATACAGAGCGGTCAATGATAGATTTAGCAAAAGCAGAGGAAAGGGCTGCTGTTGCCGGGATAAAGTTAAAGCTGGAAAAATCAGGCATAAGCCCTGAAGCTGCACAGAAGAAAGCTGTAGAAATGCAGTTGGAAAGTGTAATGCAGCAATTAGGGTCGGTACAAGGGAAGGATGCCGATAAGGCCCAAAAACTTGGCGAAAAAATGGCTGCCTTATTCGAGATCAGAGATGAGGGGTTAATACCTACAAAAGCGGATATCAAAACCCCTGTTGCCGGGTTAGGTGAAAAAGTTAAACCGGATGCAAAAACTAAAGCCACTGGTTCAAAATCAGTAACCATAAATGTTACTATTCAGAAACTTGGTGAAACGATCATCAACACAACGAATATTAAAGAGGGTGCAAAGGAGTTGCACGATAGAGTAGTTGCCGCTTTAACCGGTGCTGTAAATGACTTTCAAATTGTAGCTTCAAACTCGTAATATGCCATCAGAAAACACATTGACGCAGATACGTCGGGCGTTTAAAATACCTGACAGTGTTTTTATTGCTACAGGCGTACATTACAGCATATTAAAATCAAACATAGGCAAGCAGCCCGGTAATTATAATATCCCACAAGGGTCACCAAAGGATGAACCGTTATCAACATCGGCACTTAATACACCTGTTTATTCAAATATTCATTTTTTGGATGTTGAATACACCGATAACCAGGGCAGGGTTATTACAACCAACGGTAAGATATACGATGCGGTTCTTATTACCGTATCGCAGGCAAAAAAAATAATAACCACAGAGATACAGGGACGGGACGGGACGGTAAAAGAATATATTGGACTGGATGATTACCAGGTTGTAGTAAACGGGATTATAACCGGGGCAAATGGAATTCACCCTGTTGATGAAATCGCTCAATTAAAAAAGATGCTTGATGCTCCCGTTGCTATAGATGTTGCGTGTGCGTACCTGCAGAACCTGGGAATACAAAGTTTGGTGGTAATGGATTACGTTTTTGAGCAGCAGGCCGGGGGGTATTCGTACCAAACTTTTTCAATAACCTTTAAATCTGATGTGCCACAACAGTTAAGGTTAAATGGTATATAATGTACAGATGTGTAACAAATATTACGATCACACAGAGAAAATCGGATAAATACCCGGCACGTACCGGCGTATTAACATTCGATTTCGTGAATGAGTTTACTTCAGAAAGCTGTTGGCGTGACCTTACAGATACCGGGACATTAGCGCTGCCAAAAAACCTTTACTATAAAGATGCTTTTGGTAAAATGCAGCCATTGCACGGTACAAATATAAACATCGGGGGTTTTGGTTTAGTTCCTTTACTATTGCGGGGTGACAGAGTACAAATAGAGGCCGGGTATAAGTATTACAATAAAACAGGGCGTGAAATTTTAGACACTGCTATATTTTTTACCGGTTTTATTTCAAAAGTAAAAAGCAAGATCCCTATTGAAGTAGAACTGGAGGATAATATGTGGCTGTGTAAACAGACCCCTGTTGATACAAAAACATTTTCAGGCAGTGATACTATGGAAGATATTTTAGAATACCTTATTGGCAAGGTAAACTCAGTACATAAAGCAAATTTTACTTTTAAAGCGCTTACAAAAACGACGTTTGGTGAATTTCAGGTAGGTAACGAAACGGTTGCACAGGTTTTACAAAGACTGCAAAAGCAATATGGATTTGAGTTTTTCTTTAAGGATGACCAGCTAAGGGGTGGTATTATTATTTATGTTGAAGATGAAGCGCAGACGCAGTACTTTAAATTCCAGGAAAACATTATAAGCGATGAACTTGAATACCAACGCAAAGATGATATTGTTCTGTCTGTCATTGCTCATAATACGTTGACTGTAGATACAGGGGGTGTGTGCAAAGATGGATCAGCAAAGACAAAGCGCCGTCGTATATCTGTTTTAGTTACAATAAAGAACGGGGTAAGGCAGCCTGATTATGTAATCCAGCCAGGACAGCCACCACCTGAAAATATAGAGGGCGAAAGACGGACGTACTTTGATCCAGGCGCAAAAACAGTGACCGAGCTTGGTAACAATGCTTACAACCACCTGGTAAAGTTTTATTACGACGGTTTCAGGGGGACTTTTACAACATTCGGGATTCCGTTTGTACAACAGGGCGACAATGCAGATGTGAGGGATCCGGTTTTACCTGAAAGAGATGGATTGTATAAGATTAAAAAGGTTGAATATTCAGGTGGTATAAACGGGCTGCGGCAAATTATACATATTGATTACAGAATAAACACAGCATGAGCAGGGATATAAAAGACGCAATAAATATTTTGACAGGCAATAACTTATCGGACAGGCTGTATTTTATAGATGCGGAAGTAAAAACTGTGGATGAGCAGGCCCGTACATGCGTTGTTATTGCCTTGTCCGGAAAAGTTGGCAATGAATTTACTGCCCGGCTTATGGCTTCAGTTGATGACGGTATATTAGCCGTACCCGTTGTGGGGAGCACGGTTGTAATTTCAGGATCAGACTTTACAATACCTGCTGTTATTCAGTACAGCGAAATTGAAAAAATAGTTTTCAGGGGCGGCGATTTAGGCGGTATGGTTAAAGTCATTGAATTAACAGAAAAATTAAATAACTTAGAGGAACTTTTGAACGATTTAATCACAAAATACAACACGCATACACATGCGGGGGTTACATCAGGCAGTAGTTCAACAGCGGTAACAACAGCGATAGAGACAGGTACGATCACACCAACGCAAAGAGCGGATATTGAAAATGATAAAATAACGCATGGATAACCGGAAAGATATATTAATTGAAGTTGTGAATAACGATATACAGTATGTTTTAAGTGATGTACAGCATGTACAGGACACTATTAATGCGGCTCCGGGGTGGTGGAAGGAAAACCCATCGGACGGGGTTAATATCAGGGCTTATCTTAACTCAGACGGGCAGGCACAGGTATTAGCCCGGTCAATTTCAGTACAGCTTCAATCTGACCTGTATGTTGTTACAAACCCGGAGGTCAGGTTTGATGCCAATGGCAAATTATTTATTAACCCAAATGCTACTTTATCATGATAAGAGAATTCAGGGCTGTTGATATGAGTACCATTTATGACGTTTGCTTAAATACATACGGTAACCTGGATTACCTTGTAAAGCTTATGGTAGATAATAATTTTGAAGGGGTTAATACTTACCCGTCGGCGGGACAGGTATTTGTTTATGATGATACTTTGGTTTACGGGCTGGCAGTTCAAAAAAATGCAACAATAAAATATGCTACAAGCGAATGATATACCTGTTAAATATGCAACACGGGAAAAGAATCCCACAAACTTTGACAACATGATTTACTATTCTGAAGATTACCCGTATGATTATGTTATCACTGTTGATGGCGAGAACACAATATCTTTGCCTGGAATCCCGGTCGGTGCTGAGATTGTGCAGGTAGAGCTTGAAGTAAAGCCGTTAAGGGTAGCTCAGTGGAGTTGGAATGGTACATCGAGGATATTGGTACTTGGTAACCCGGTTGTTTCGCCAACAGACCCGGCTTATGTTGAAACGTACCAGGGGCAATTAGTAAGTATTATTTACAAAATTAAAAAAACCACTTTATGATCAGGCTAACGATATTATTGTTGTTTATAAGTGTTTTTGCATCAGCACAGGATTTCCCGCAAAAAATTGTAGGTAAACAGCGATTTACTGACAGCGTTCAAATGTCACGTTATAAAAATAACGGCCTGTTGGATTCTGTACTTAGTACCAATACAGAGGGTAAACTTATTATGAAAAAGATTGTTGGTACCGGTGCAGCAGTTGATACTATATACAGGGTGGAGGGCATTGATTCAATATATTATATAATTGCTGGTAATATAATACCAGTCAAAGACAGCACAGGTTCCGGTGGCTCCACAGACACCGCCTCACTAAGCAACCGGATAAATTTAAAGGTAAACATTTCCGATACCGCTGCTATGCTTGGGCCTTATGTAAATACTGCAGGCTGGGGACTTATAAAGTCATCCCAGACATTAACGGTTGACACATCGGCGGGTAAGGTGGCGACGCAAACAATGTTAACAAATAATGTTCCATCGCTTACAGCAACACGATTGGGTTATGGGGATGGAAGCAACTTATTAACAGGATCTTCAACATTAACTTTTGCTGTAGGTACAGGTATTGTTACAGCACCTAAATTAATAGTTAATTCAAATACAGATGGAGGCGGTACAAATGATGCAAGAATATTGATACAAGGAACGATAAATGAACCCAATGGCACCCATGGAGTAAGGGATAAAACTGTTATAACGGGTACTGTAACGGGTACTGCCAGTTTTGATGCAGAAGCTGAATTAGGGTCAGCCGGCGCCTCAGTAGAAATGGTTGGATTTCAGTCAAGACAGATAATTAATAAGCCTTCAGGCACATTAGCTACTGCATGGGCTCATTTAGATAACACGCAGGTTATTTCCCCCGTAACCAGCTTAGTAGGTATTGAAAGCCACCCATACATCTACGCAGGGGGGTCAGCAAGTAACAGGTTTGGTATTAGGATCCTTGAATATGAGGGATCCAGCTCTTTGGTGTCAAACACGTATGGTTTATATTGGAATGCGTTAACAAAAGCGACAGGTGATAATTACGGTAGTTATGATAATGGCAGTAACAAACATTACCTGTATGATGTACGGGCTGGCGCAAGACTTAACATTGGGAGCGATGTAACAGCCGATAGCTCATTGCAGGTATTAAACGGCATTTGGGGTAAACGTGGTGTTCGGTTTTCGGGACTACCTACAGGCGTTGCCGCTTACAGGCTTATGATGGATGCAAACGGCACTGTTTTCAGGTCTGATAGTACAGCAGGTAGTTCTTCTTTAAGATTCGGTGTAAGCGGAGAAGATGCAACAGCCGCACAGAACAGGTCATTTACGCATAGTGGATATCAATTTCAAGTATATAGTGAGAACGGTGCCAAAGAACAGTTAATAAAAAGTTTACCTGATAGCACAATGGGTATTGAATTAAGAGATAATTCAAGTGCCGATTTAGCTTATGTTATATTAGCCGGCATTGATTCATCTACGACTATAAAGGGAGGAAGACCTTCACATGGTTCGGCAATAAAAGTAAGTGATGCAGGTATTATACAAACTCCCAATACAGGTATTGTTAATTATGACACTTTAAACTATTCAGGCAATACCGATGATTCAATGATGGTATGGCGTAAGTCAACCGGGGATGTTGGAATGAGGGCTATACCCGCAGGCGGATCAGGCGCAAATACAGCCCTTTCAAATCTTTCAGCCGTTGCAATCAACACATCATTATTACCGGCAACAGATGATGCCATTGATTTGGGTAGCGCAACAAAGCAATGGAGGGATGTGTACATGACAGGTGCAAGCCTTTACATGGATGGAGTGAAAACATTGCAGGCTACAGGATTAACAATGCCAACAGGGGCAGGATTAAGAACTAGGACATCAGCGGCCAATACATTACTATTACAGGCTTATGATGTTGACGGTGCTGCTTATACCACGTTTGGTACTTTGACAGCAGGTAATACACCAACTTTTGATTTATCAACCAGCACAACTATCGGGGGTTCTACATTTGGCTCATTATACCAGCCTCTAAATAGCAATTTAACAACCATTGCAGGGCTTACACCAACATCAGATAATTTTATGATCGCCAATGCAAGTGCCTGGGCCAGCCGTACCCCAACACAGGCAACAGCACTTTTAATAAACGTGGTAGGTGATGCAGGGGCTGGCGGGGCAAAGGGATTAGTGCCAGCACCGGCAGCAGGTGATGCAGCAGCAAATAAGTATCTTAAAGCAGATGGAACATGGACAGCCATTGCCGGTGGCGGTGATATGGTTTTAGCATCTGTTCAATCTGTTACCGGATTGAAAACATTCGACAAAGATAAGCTGGCAATGAAAGGTACCTTCACAGGTATTACAACTTATTCAACAGCTAATACATCAGCAAGTAATTATACCTTTGAAACCCCGGCTGCAAATATTACAGCGGCCCAGTTAACCAAACTCACTACATCAACATCAGCCAATACAGCTTCAACAATAGCTGAAAGGGATGCAAATAATATACTGGCATTTAACAATGTTACTGGTACATATGCAACCACAGTGTCGAGCGCCGGAACAACCACATTAACCGTATCCAGTAAGCAAACTCAATACACAACCGGAACCACAACGCACACCTACACGCTTCCGGATGCAACGACGTTAACTGCCGGAATGAGTTACACATTCCCCAATACCAGCACAGGTATTATAACCATTAATAAAAATGGTGGTACATTAGTACAAACCGTTGCAGCCAATGCCGAATTATTTGTAGAGGTAACCGACGTGAGTACAGCAGCAGGGGTATGGAAAACATCGTATTCTACTAATCTTAACATAGGCATAGGCACTGCCAAAACGATAAACTTTGAAGCCCCTACAGCAACGCAGGTGGCTTTAAATATCCCGGTTGGTGTGGCACAAACAACGCCGGTAAGCGGTGATTTTTCACGTAATGCGGCCGGGGTATTTACACTGGCATTGAATGCAACAGAGAACGCTGCTGTTAAAGCAACACAAGGCGCAACATTAACCTCAGATTTCACGCTGTCTGCTGCCAGTGGTGTACAGACTTGCTTTCCGTCAACGGCTGATGTATGGACACTAAGCGCCTCCACAGCATACGAGATAGAGGGGCACTACTTTATGACCACAGGTACCACCTCAAAAACCACAGGTATTGCCTTTGCCTTGGGTGGCGGTGCATCTGTGACGCTGATAAATATATCAGTTATCGGAGCAAACGTTGTAGCCAATGCAACAGCAACAGCGCAAGGGATGGCATCTATGCAGCAAGTAGCTTCAACCGTTGTAACGGCAGCATCAACAACTGCAGGCGTGGATATATATTTTAAAGGCAGAATATACATGAATGCCGGCGGTACCGTTACGCCGCAAATAAATTTTAGTGCAAACCCCGGCGGTACAAACCTGATGAAAGCCGGGTCTTTTATACAGTTTGTTAAATTGGGAACAAATACATTTCATACACAGGGATCAGTAAATTAATGAAATATATACTAACCATATTACTACTTACCAGCTTCACCGCAACTGCAAGGCATACCAATAATAACCCGTTTGAATCGGGGCGATATGTTTTTTCATCCTGGTATGTAGCAACCACCGGTAATGATGCAACAGGAGACGGTAGTATTGGTAACCCATATAAAACATGGGAGAAGTTACGTGATGTACTTACACCCGGAGATATCGGTTACATACGTGGTGGCGATTATTACCCAACAAAAGGCATGGGTGTATTCCAACATTGTTACTGGGATAACATTAACGGTACGGCGGCCCTGCCTATAACCATACAGAATTACCCAAGCGAAACGCCTGTTTTTAATTTCAACGATTCGGTAATAACAACCAATGATGCGTTTGTTATATTTATAGAATTTTGCAGCTACTTAATTGTAAAAGGGCTGAGGGTTACAGGTTTAGATCAAATCTCAACCGGAGCCGGGGTAAGCCGGGGGTGGGCAATACAGGAATCTAATTTTATTCGTATAGAAAACAGCAGGGCAGACCATATGGGTGGTACCGGATTCCAGGTCGGCAGCAATACATTAAACCTTGTGTTTATTAATTGCGACAGCGATAACAATGCAGATCCCAATAGTCCCGGTGATGAATATGGTGGAGCCGATGGTTTTGGAATAAACGGAGGTGTAACTAATATAGATGCAACTTTTATAGCATGCAGGGCAATATGGAATAGTGATGACGGGTACGATAATTTTAATACCGATGTGGTTATTACATACCTTGGCTGCCAGTCTTTTTGGAATGGCTATATCCCCGGCACATTCACCACCGGTGGGGCAGGCGGCGGTAAGGGTTGGAAACTTGGCCCAACTACCACAGTTCCAAAAGTACAGGTAACAAGAATATTATCCAACTGTCTGGCATTTGAAAACAGAACAGATGGATTCTCACAACAAACAGCCGAAACGCAAATGAGCATTATTAATTGTATAGCATACAAAAATGGCAATCTTGGTTTTTGGTTTGACTGGTATCCAAGCTACGCACAACCTTTTTATAACAATATTTCATACGACAATGTTGCCGGGGATTTGGATGAATCGGGCGGTAATGTAGGTGGTTCAAATAACACATGGGATGGAGGTGTTACTGTAACCGATGCAGATTTTCAAAGTGTGAGCTCAACCGGCATGGACGGGGCCCGGAATGCAGATGGCAGCTTACCCGGGTTAGCGTTTCTAAGGCTGGCCAGCACAAGCGACCTTATAAATGCCGGTGTTTATAAGCAGTTGCCTTATTGTTCTACAGCGCCGGATTTGGGGGCCTACGAGTTCAATAACTGCTATATAAACAGGGTAAGGCGGAAAAATAGTATTCATTAATCTTTAAAATAAATGTTATGCCAAACGAAGTTTACAACATCAGAAACAAAGAAACAGGATCATTTGTAGAAAATGAAGCCGGTGAGGTTTTGGAATACGCAACGGAATTGGAAGCGGCAAATATGGCCACTTACTTTTCAACCTCGACAGGTGTTTGTCATGAGTTCGTAGGGCCAAACCCTAAAACTCCGAGATGATAAAACTTATTATCATTTCGGGTATTTGTTTTGTTGTAGGTAATGCAACATGGCCATTGTTCGATGAACAGAAAGTATTGTATATACCACAGGCTGTATTTTTTATAAGCCTGTTGACATTTGTAAAGCGTAATGTTGATAAAAACAATAAGGTGTACCATATTTTTTTAGAATACCTTGTTTTATTATCCTATGGCAACCTGGTAAAACAGGTTTTTTATACAGATACTTTAAAACAGATAAATGATTACGTTTGGGGTGGCATTGTTACAATATTTTTAATTTATAAAATAATCAAATGGGCAACCACAACGAACCATCAGTCTGGCAGGAAATAGTACAGGGAGCTGGTAAGATACTTACATGGCTTGCCTATATTTCAATCGGGGTGTTTGCTAAACTTGCTTTTGACAGCAGACAGGTAAAATTGACACGAAGATCCATCATAATAAAAACAGTGCTAAGTATTTTCTGCGGCTTCGTTGCAGCTCAGATTTGCGAACAAACCGGGCATATTTCATATATAGGCTGGATTTGCCCTGTTGCAACTTTATTGGGTGAAAGTATTATTGTTTATCTTATGACACACTGGAAAGCATTAACTTTTAGATTCATTTCGGGTATTACTAATAATAAAACTAAAAAATAAACATCATGTTCAAACTACATTTAAGAGATTTCATAAAGGGAGCTATCATGGCGGTACTGGTTCCGGTATTGTACATCATTCAGTCAAGCCTGGAGGCTGGTAATCTTGTGTTTAACTGGACACAGATAACCATTGCGGCAATATCCGGTTTAGTTGCTTACCTGATAAAGAACCTGTTTACAGATGATATAAAACAGGCTAAGAATATTGTCGCTAAAAGCAGGTTGGAAGAACAGGAAAATCCTAAACCATGAAAATGGGAAGCGGGGGTAAGAATTGAACTTACATCTTCGGGTAACGGGCCAGATATTCTACCGTTAAAACACCCCGCAACCCTGTACGACCTTTCGGAAGTTGATATTTTCGTTGTTGTAAAATTATAGTGTGATAAAGGAGTAACCAAATATAATATTTATTTATGAAATACCTACTATTAATACTCATCCTTACCGGCTGCAGCACGGCTAAAGAACTTTTAGATAAAGCCGAAAAGAAAGACCCGGCTATTGTAGCAAAGTATGCCAGGGACAAATACCCATGCACAGACCTGCTTAAACCTGATACAGCCGTTATTTGGAAAGACAGCCTGGTTTATATTGACTGCCCGGAAGTAACTGCAACAACCTTTGAAACGGTACGATTTGATACCATAAACAACGTAGTGACCAACATCGTTAAGGTTCCAGTAAATATGCCGGTTAGGACACAAACGATAACTAAGTGGTATGAGGATAGTGCTAAGTTGAAAATACTTAACGTGGAGGCCACAGCCTGCCTGGACTCGGTTAAAAAACTCACCGAGTCCAATGATAAGCAGGCTGTTAAAATAAGCCGGAAATCAAAGGAAAACTGGATTTGGAGGGTAATTGCATTGGTACTGATTGGGTGGCAGGTAATTAAACTTTGGGGACGTATGACAACTATTAAAATGAAATCTATATGACACTCCAACAAAAAGCACTTAAGGTAGCCATAAGTCAACTTGGCCAACATGAAAACCCATTGGGCAGTAATTGGGGTAAGCCCGTACAGGATTATTTAAAGGCTGTTGGTATCGGGTTCCCGGCTTCATGGTGCATGGCATTTGTTTACTGGTGCTATGGTACCGAAAATAACCCATTGGTTAAAACAGGCGGGGTATTACGTGCCTGGAATGAAGCTGATAAGAAATACCGGGTTACAGGTGAGCCACAGCCGGGAGATATTTTTATTATGAATTTCGGCAAAGGACTTGGCCATACTGGGATTGTTGAAAAGGTAGATGACAACTTTATTTATACCATTGACGGCAATACAAACGATTCAGGGTCCCGTGAGGGTATTGAGGTCTGCAGGCGGCAACGGCCACGTAATAAGATCGTAGGGTATCTCAGGTATGTTTGATATTTACCTGGTAAGCTATACAATTAATTTAACAGCACAACACAGAAAACAAGCAAAACTATAACACAGGCAAAGAATACAGCTATTTTTATAGCTTCATTTAACCCTTCGCCAACACCTTCAAAATAAATTGATCGTTCCCGTTCTGTCAGGTCTGAGAGCATACACTTTTCATTTGCTATTGTTATTCCTCTGTCATCATATTGCTTTTCCATATACCTGTTGTTTTTAAGTGTTAGTGGTGGGGTAACTAACATTGCTCCCCCTGTTGAGATATATTTTCAATTTTATCAATCAGAATTATTATATGCTTTGGGTAAACTAAAATGTTCGGACTTGTATTG